CGCTTCTAGGATAGGGGTTCTTACCAGAGGTGATTCGGGCTTGCTAGGACTGCTTTCTACGGGTGTCAGGACAGTGGCTTATACCAGAAGCGACTCGACTCTACTAGGTCTATTGCCAACTGCGTCAAGAACTCTAGCTTTGACTCGTGTTGATACGGCTCTTTTGGGATTATTGGGAATAGGTACTAGAGTATTGGCTTTGATTAGAGCAGACGATACTCTACTCGGCTTGGAAGCTACAGCATCCAGAGTTGTCAATTATAGCAGGACGAAGACTGCTCTACTGGGATTGAAAACCACTGGCATACGGGTTCTTACTCTTATTCGTGGAGCCACTGCCCTGCTTGGTTATGAGCCTACTGGTGTGAGAGCCATTTACTATATCCGTACCTGTATCGCCTACTTGGGACTCAAGACAACGGCTACTAGAACGGTCATTCTATCCAGAGTTGATACTGCCTTATTGGGCTTGAAGGGAATTGGCACACGAGTAATTGTTCTTACTAGAGCAGGCGATACTTTACTCGGCTTAAAAACTACTGCATCTAGAGTTGTCAATTACAGCAGAGTTCAAACTGCATTATTAGGTTTGAAGTCCACGGCCACACGGGTGTTAGTCTTTGCCCGCTCTAAGGTATCTTTATTAGGACTGAAAACTACTGCGTCAAGGGCAATAGCTTTTACTCCTAAGATTGCTACTGCCTTACTTGGTCTGAAGACTACGGCAACTCGCATAGTAGTATTAACCAGGGTCAGTACGGCATTACTAGGATTAAAGTCTACAGGCACACGGGTTATCACACTTATCCGTGGAGCTACTGCCATACTTGGTTATACACCTACTGGCGGTGGAGTAGTTCACTACATCCGTACAGCTACCGCTTACCTGGGGCTGAAAGCTACAGCATCCAGGGTTGTGGTATTAGACAGAGCTGATAGTGCATTACTCGGTTTGAAAACTACCGCATCGAGAGCGATAACATTTGCTGAACAATCAGCTACGGCTTTACTTGGTCTGCTTTCAACGGGCAATCGGATGCTATCTCTGACCAGAGTAGATACTGCCTTGCTGGGGGTGAAGGGTACGGCTATACGGGTCATTACGTTGGTTCGAGCAGCTACCGCTATTCTTGGTTATGAGCCTACTGGTGCTGTTATAAGACATTATATTCGTGCAGCCGTGGCCTATCTGGGGCTGAAAACCACGGGAGTTAGAACGGTTATCTTATCGAGGGTTGATACCGCTCTACTCGGGCTGAAGACTACAGGCTCCACCGCTAAGGTCTATGTCTTCGCAGCTACCGCTTTACTCGGACTCAAAAGTACTGCCTCCAGGGTGATAATACTCACCAGAGCCGAAACTGCGCTTCTTGGCTTAGTTGGCATAGGCACACGAGTTATCACACTAACACGAGCCGATGTTGCCTTACTGGGTCTGTTATCAACGGCCTCAAGAGTAGTGGCTTACACGAAAACTGCTACAGCCTTGCTAGGCCTCAAGGTAACAGCTTCAAGAGCCGTGGCCTATACCAGAACTAAGACTGCTTTGTTAGGGCTCAAGGCTACAGGCACACGAGTTCTTGCACTTATTCGCGTAGCCACAGCCATATTAGGGTTTGAACGTACTGGTGTTAGGGTTGTCTACTATGTCCGCGCTGCTATAGCTTATCTAGGGTTGAAGACTACCGGAGTCAGGGCCGTAATATTGAATCGGGTTGATACCGCTCTGTTGGGTCTGAAAGGGACAGCGGCACGGATGCTGATTCTCACCAGGACAGACGATGCATTGCTCGGTCTCAAGTCAACTGGTACGAGGGTGACGGCTTACACGAGAACGAACAAGGCATTATTAGGGTTGGGGGCAACTGGAGTCAGGGTTTTGGCTGTAACAAGGGCAAGCGCTGCTCTACTGGGGCTAAAGACAATCGGGGTCAAAATAAGAACCTATATGTTCACGGCTACTGTGGTTCTCGGACTGAAAACTACAGGTGCGGTAGTGAGATTCCATATGCGGGTTGCGGTTGCCTTACTTGGGTTGAAATCTTCTGGTTTGAGGATTTGGATAATTCACCGTATACACATACCATCACGTGCTTATTCTCTGGGTAAGATCCAAAACCACCATGATCTGGGTAAGATCCAAAACCACCATGATCTGGGGAGGATAAAATAATGTCATTAAGCGACGCAAGTCTGGTAACCTTGCTCCAAGCCAAGAACTATCTCAGGGTAGACGCAGCCGCTTCCCTCCACGTTTCCGCCGAGTTTGTGGGTGTGGGCACCGGGGCTGAAGACGAGTTCAACCTCGATGAGACGCCTATCGATGGCACCTTGAGGCTCTATGTAAACAACGTCCTCCAGGTGGAGGGAACTGACTTCTCAATTTCGACAGCGACCATCACGTTCGATACTGCTCCCACACTCAATCATGGCATCACAGCCAACTACGACTATACAGCCGGTGATGATACCTTTGAAAGCTGGGATGATCTGGAACTGGAAAGTATGATTGCAGCGGCCACCAGGCTGGCAGAGGGATATACTGGACGAGCTTTCATTCAGCGCGAGATCGTAGAGACGCGTGTCGGGGATGGTACTGCTGCTCTTGTAATGTACAAACGACCAGTTGTAGACGTAGCCAGCATATCTGTCGACGGTGCTGCATTAGAAACATGGATCGAGCGGCTGTCTATTGGCAGGATCTATAACACCAGCTATCACTGGACCACGGACGCTGAAATTGTGGTCACATACACAGCTGGGTACGGTGAGACCCGCGCTGCCACCCAGCTGTTGGTCCCGGACGCGGTAACTGCTGTTCTCCTGATACTGTCCAACCTCTACGAGAACCGGACCGATCTAGTGGATGTCGAAAGCATTACCGGGGTTGGCTCGGTTACTTATGGCGCAACAGGTCAGGCAAAAAGACTCCTTGACTCATTGGTAGTTAGTGTGCTATAATGAACGTATTTAGGGATAGAGTAAAGATTCAGGTTAGGACGCGTACAATGGGCGCTACTGGTGAAACCATAGTATGGTCCCCGGTCGGGATAAGACACGCAAGGGTGATTCCACTCGATGCCAAAGCACTAGTGGTCTATCAGCAGATACACAGCAATGTCACACATCAGATAGTCTTCAGAGGAAGTGTGAGCCTGGACCTTGGCGAGCACCGGTTCATATGGAGGGACAAAACATTGATGCCAATAGACCCAGCCCAGGAACTTGAGAATACTACCACGATCATGGCAGGGGAATAGTGAAGACAGCGAAGGTAAGGGTCAAATTCAACACACAGGCGCTGACACGCACGATTGATGAAGAATTGCCAAAGCGTGTACTCGAAGCGGCCAATGAAGTTCGAACCACCGTGTTGGATACGCTTAGTGGTATGCGTCATGGTAGGACTTACTATGTTCCCGGTACTAGACGTAAATATACCGCTTCGGCCCCTGGTGAAGCACCAGCAACAGCCACCGCTGAGTTAAGACAATCTGTTAAGACATCTGTAAGGAGCGAGGGCAGACGAGTCATAGGTGAAACGCGCAGCGACTCCAAGCATGCCCTACCGTTAGAATTCGGTACCAAATTCATGGCAGCTCGTCCGTGGCTGCGCGTTTCGTTCGACAAGACGATCCCGAAAATAAAGGAGATACTGAGTAGACGATGGTTTTAGACACACAGGTATCATTGCTCACTTATCTCGAGGCTAGGCTAACTGATGACACTGATCTCCAGGACGCGATGGGTGGCACGGTTCGCCTGGCACTAGTATGGGCTCCTCCGGACTACGAATTCCCGTACCTGGTTCACCGGATTGATATCAATGTAGACCCGTTCTGGCCAGCGCGTAACTCGGTTTATTATCTAGACATCTGGAGTGATTCACCTAATGCGAATGAAATCCTCGCAGTTCGTAAAATCATCATCGAATTACTGGACGAGCTAAGGTTCTCAACCGATGAGGTAGATAGAGCCGATTTATACCTGCAAACAGACGGGTTCATTCCGGAATCGGAAGACGGCATCTGGCATTACGCGATCATGTTCAATATGGACTATTTCAGATACAGCGAAATAACGGCAATAGATAGGAGATAATGATGGTTGAGCTAGTTGAATCAGTTGAGCCAATTGGGGAGGAAGACACGATGGCAAAGAAGCCAATGACAAAACCGACCGCTATCGATCTTGAAAGGATAGCATCTAGAGAAAGAGCGCACCGGACCAAGGTGCTCATATTCCTGGCCACAAAATAACACGGAGGTAAATGTACCATGGGCAAAACGATAGCTAACGTGATGAAGGGGTCTGCTCTACTGTTAGTCAAGACTCCAGACACGCAGCGAGCTGAGTGGTCAACCGTGCAGGCACAGTCCGGCGATCATTCGGTGAAGCTGTCAAAAGGCGTTGCTGGTGACTACGGCAGCACACATGTCAGGTTCACACCGACCGGAGCGGCAGCGGCCAAAGTAATGTCAGATTTCGAGGCTTGCGCTGCCGACTGGGGATGGTCCCATTTCCGGCAGGCTGTAGCTGCTTATTGGGAGCAGATGGAATTACGCTTCGAAGATCCGCTCACCGGAGGCTGGGTAGACATTACCGTCCAGGTTGACGTAATGGAAACAGGAGCCGCAGCGTGGGCAGCCGAGACGCTAACTGCTGCAGTGAATGTATGCATGTTCGGTGGATGGAGTGAGACTGCTGGCTCATTCGCTGACTGGACACCGGCGACCATCGATGGCGTTACACAAGCGGTTGAAGACGCCATATCCGCTGCCGGTGGTTCTGAGACAAACACCGATGACTGGGTACTAACCCGAGTCAAGATGGAGCTGTGGGAGACCGTATGGAAGCGCTATGTGTATGTAGACGATGTCATCATCGCTGGTCAGACGTTCACACTAGAGCCAGGCAACGCCACTTCCGAATTGGTGCTCTCGTCCGATTACGTTGAGGTCGGCTATACCGAGGATGGTGTGACTTTCGAGTATATCGTTGAGGAAGACGACACCAGAGTAGATGAGGAATCATTCCCAATCGACCGAGACATCGTCAGTGAGGGCGCAGCGTTCATCTGCAGCATGGCCGAAGCCACCATGGCCAACATGAATTTCGCAATGGCTGGTAGTGTCCTGTCAGGTGCTACCCTGAAGCTCGGTGCTGGAGTCAACAAGAAGCTTGGCGTTCAGATCATTGCTACCAATCCTGCCAGCTTCTACCGGTCCATCACCATGCCGTCATGTACAGCAAATAGTAACGTGTCTATGGCATTCAAGAGAGCTGGCCAGAAGACACTGGTCCCGGTAAGGTTCGAGGCAATCAAGACCCAGGGTGAACCAGCTGTGACCGTAGTTGAGAATGCTTCATAATGAAGGAGGATCCCAATGGTTAGAACGGAAGATGAAATCACAACCAAAGCTCCTATTGCGGTGACGCTTGGAGGGGAGGAATACAATGTCGCTCCCCTCGTCATCGCTAAATCGAGGCCGTGGAGAGCTAAGTTCAGTAAGGCTCTTGGTTCATTGTCCCAGTATTCGGAGACTACCGCGGAGGACGGTGAGTTATTTGGCGAGGCCATCAACGCCATGCTGGTGGGTATGCCTGACCAAGTGATTGACCTGTTCTTTGATTATGCAACTGACCTACCACGTGAAAAGATTGAAAATGCAGCTACCGATACCGAGATGGCTAAGGCTTTCGAGCAGGTGATTGAAATAGCGTTCCCTTTAGCCGGGAGCATGGTGGGAACGATGACCAAGATGGGAGCGAAGGAGAAGGATTCTCCATAGGCAGTTTGTTCGAGCTACTACTTGCTGAGTGGGGACTTGACCCAGTATACATAACCGAAAATTGGACTGACGAACTGTTGAATCTTATGGTTAATAAACTGGCCGATAGGAAGCACCGGGAGGCAAGGACGACGAGGGAACCTGAACCCGATACCGTTCCAGCTAGCATGTTGTTTGCTAGAGCTAGCAACCTGGTGAAGGTGGTTAAAGAATGAAAGTAGGCGAGGCTTTAGTAGAAATCGTAGGTGACCGAACCCCACTAACACAGTCGCTTAAACAGGCCCAGACCGAAACTCAGTCTGCAGCCCAAAAGATGAAGAAAGCCCTGCTGCCTATAGGACTAGCATTCACAGCCATTGGAACAGCCGGGCTCAAGATGATTCAGTCTACCAAGAAGATAAACGCCCAGCTTGGTGTTACGGCTCTGAGCTTGGGCGTTACCACCAAGGAGATGCGGGATCTCACTTTGGCGACCACAAATGTTACATTCCCGATTGACGAAGTGACGGCGTCTTTCGACTTACTGGCCAGGGCCGGTGTTGACAACATGGAAATCATGAAATCGGTAGCGACGGCTTACGATACACTAGGCGACGCTACCGGATATTCTGCTAGTCAGGTTACTGGGATCATGGTTCCCGCCATGAAGACATTCCGGTTATCAGCAGAAGAAATGGCAAGCAAAACCGACATAATGACCTACATGGTTCGGAACAGCACCACGTCGCTAGATGACTTTAATACCATGGTTGGCTATACAGATCAGGAAATGATCGACGCCGGTCTCACAATTGAAGATCTGGCCGCGTCCATGATGTATATGTCCGATAATGGTATAGAACCCGGTAAAGTTATGCTCAGAGAGTGGAACAAAGCGGTAGCTAAGTCAAAAGATGAAGGAATCGCCCTAACTGAAGCATTGGGCATGACTAATGATGAGCTCGCTACTTACAAGGGCAATCTTGAGGGTGCTACCGGGATGACTCAGGAATACGCCGACGTTGCCAACAAACAATATACACTGATGGATAGGCTAAAACAGAAATGGAGCGAGTTGACCTTGAAGGCAAGTAGCTTCCTGGAGCCGCTCGAGCCAATGCTAGCCGGGATGACGGCGATGGGACCATTGATGATAGCGCTATCTTCCAGTGCTGGTACGGCAGCGATTAAGTGGGGATTACATACCGCATCCTTGATCGCGCACAAGATCGCCACGGTGGCTTCCGCCGTTGCTATCAAGGCAGTAACTGTAGCACAATGGCTCTGGAATGCTGCAATGACAGCAAACCCCATCGGGCTCATTATCATTGGGATTGCTGCACTGATCGCCGCTGGGATCGCTCTGTGGAAGAACTGGGATAAGGTAACTGAATTCTTCAAGGGTGCGTGGAAGAGTATTGGTAATGTCGTAGCCACCGTTACCGATTGGATTTCAGACAGATGGAATTCCATGATAGAGTGGTTCAAGGGCATCCCTCCAAAAATAGGGCAGGCGTTCGCCACCGTCAAGGACTTCATCCTGGCCCCGTTCCGGGCTGCCTGGGCGGGCATCGAATCCGGTATCAATTGGCTAATCAGGACAATGAACAAGATCAGCTTCAAGATACCAGACTGGATACCGGGTATTGGTGGCAAGGAATTTGGCATCAATATCCCAGAGGTTACGCTACCCAAATTCGACAAAGGCGGTCTTATCCCGGAACCGACCTTGCTTTATGGGTTAAAATCGCAGCGACCCTATGCCATAGCTGGTGAATCAGGCATAGAGACTGTAGTGCCTGGTGCAGGAGGATCAACAGTAACAAACGAATTCAACATCGCCCAGTTGGTAGTGCGAGAGGAGGCCGACATAAACAGGATTGCCCAGGAGCTTTACCGGTTACAGCAGGGCAGAGCAAGGGCTATGGGGGTATAAATGGCACATAGCATCAGTTTTAACGATACCGACATGAGCGCCTACAATCTGGTCGTGGTTTCGTCTGGCATAAACCCCATAAGCCAGCTGGTAGGTCGGGTTCAACTGCAGGATAATGGCTATGTTTTTCAGCCAGTAAAGATGCCCCGCAGGATTAAGACAGACTTTGTGGTGACCGGTACCACCAGGGCTGATCTAGATTCTAGCCTTGATACCATAAAGAACACCTTAATGTTGCCGACCGACCCCAAGAAGCTGATATTCGATACGTTCGTTTCCAGGTATTTCAACGCTATGCTAGAATCGCTTTCCGGTGAGTACCTATCTGCTACCAGGTTTAACGGCAGGCTAATATTCATCTGTCCTGATCCACTGGGGTACAGCATTTCCGAAGATAGCAACGACCACAACATAGACTCCGACCCTAAAACGATCGAAGAAGTGGTCGGAGGAACTGGGTATGTTAATCCGGTTTACACCCTTGAAGCCGGGGAGGGCCTGGATGCCGTCACTATCAAGCTAGAAAACCTGACTACTGATGAGGAATTACAGTGGACCGGGTCTCTTGCAAACGGGGAGGTACTGGTAGTAAACGTTGCTAGTTGGCTGGTAACAAAAGAGGGTGCAGCCGATATGGGTACCGTCACTGGCAAATTTCCGCGCTTGGTCCCAGGCGCAACCAACGAGATCAAGGTTACTGCATTTGCCGCTTCCGGGAGCCTCAATATCACATATAGGGACACGTACTTATGAATACAATTGAAATTCATGATCCTGATGATTCCGATGCCCTGGTGTCGATCCTGGAAAACGCCAACAGCATATCACTAGCTGAGGCCATCAATGAGGCGCCGATTCTCGAGTTCAACCTACCATCGGACGACTCCAAGATTTCCAACATCACAAAAGCACATGAGATATGGCTAAGAGACTACACAGCTGGTACAGTGGTAGAAAAATTCAGGCTACACAGGAAACAGGACATCAGATCTTCTGGAGACATAACCACC